TGGTAGAAAAACAAAAAAACATAAAATTACAAAACGTTATAAAAATAAGCTTATGAAACGCCGTAAAACAAAACGCACTCATATGTAATCAAACTAAAATCAAACTAAGTTATAACAAATTATTACGAAAGTTTTTTATAACTACAATATAACTAACTACCAAATGGAATTGAATACCGATTTAGCAAAAGCACTATTTGATAAGGTAATTACTCCAATTAAAGATAAAATGAAGAGACCTATAACCAATATTATAGTAAATAAAGATGAAGATAAATCAGATTTGGAAAACTTGATATCGTTGAATCAAGAAAACGCAAATGAATTACCTCCACCACCGGATACTATTATGCGTGTAGATACTGATACTATAACACCTATAACCAATAATATATTAAATATAGATGAAGGAAAATCAGAATTGGAAAACCTACCATTGACGATTCAAGAAAACCCAAACGTATTACCTCCATATCCTGACACTAAAGAGATTAAACCTATAGATATCGATATAAGTGAACCAATCAAGGAATCTGTATCTGATATAGATGAATATAGCCCCCCACCCCCAGGTCCAAATTGTCGTGCGAGAGAAAAAGAAATCGATGTAGCTAAAGATTGCTATCTAGACGAGAATACTATGACGGTTAAGCCAACGAGGATCGCACAAGTCAGGTATCATCCTGATAGTCTTCGTAATCAGGATTGTCGGGAATATGCTGACACTAAATTTAAAGAACTAACTAATAAGTGTGAAAAATATAGTCCACCAGCAACACCACGTCCTCCAACGGAACAACCAGCAACGCCACGTCCTCCAACGGAACAACTAGCAGCACCTCAACCATCTTCAACCGAACAACCAGTACCCCAACCATCTTCAATCGAACAACCTGAACCCGAACCATCTGTAGAAGTAGTTCAAGAGTTACCAAACGATAATAAGGCAATAAAACAGTTAGTACAAGCGTTAATAAGTGTGTTAAGAAAACCAGCAACACAAGCTCCTATACCGGAACAACCAGCGACGCCGTTCATTACAATTGAACCGTCTGTAGAAGTAGTCCAAGATTTACCAAAAGATAATAAGGCCATAAAACAGTTAGTACAAGCATTAATCAGTGTGTTAAGAAAACCTGCTTCCCAACCTCCTATAACGGAACAACAAGTGACACCTATCCCTTCAACTGAAAAAATAGAAGAAACAAAAGATATAGCAAGTTGTGATATAAATGAAACATGTGAAGAACAACCATTAAAGCCGTTAGTAAATGCATTAAGTAATATGTTATCTACTACGCCGGCTACCGGTCCAAGTGTTAGTCCAAGTGTTAGTCCAAGTGTTAGTCCAAGTGTTAGTCAAGTTAATACACCCAAGGATGAATCTATAGAAGAAGTCAAATCTAGGTTTAATATACCAAAAATGCCTTCAATTGATATGTCTGGAAAATTAAACTGGATAACACAAGCATTATCAGTATTATTCTCTACAATAGGCGGTTTATTTACATTTGAACCAGTACAAGATACGGATCCATACGAGTTAACAGAAGATAAGAAAAATAAAGGATATATTTACGTCGGTAAAATGTTTATGAAACCAGAAGATCCTACTAAAAAAGCAGAATCTGTAAAATATATTAGCTATAATCCAGAAAAGAAGGATTTTTTCATAGACGAACAAAAAGAAGTATAATTTACAGAAAATAGAGTTAAATAATATACCATATATTATTTATCTACCGAACAAATGTCAAATCAATATGTAATGGCACATATACAAATACCTATAAAAATACATGAAAATGGTGAAACTGAACCACTACCCGAATATATAAAAATATCAATATCAGAATGCAATGAATTACCTGAAAAAGTAGAAACGCCAGCAATAGAAAAAGATTTTATGGAACAAATACATAACATAGTATCGCCTACTAAAAAAGAAGACACGATTTCAGATATAGTAAATATGCTTACCATATCAAAAGAAGAGGTGAAAAATAAAAAACAAAAACACCACAGTTATAATACAACTTTCAAAAACAATGTATCATCCCATAGAAGAACAAAAAAAAGTTATTTTACTTCAAAATAGTAGGGCGTTGTCCTTTCTCAACAATTAACGGTTCAGGTAACAATACTGGTAGACGGTTAATAATATTAAGAGATTGTATATTATGAATACCAGGTGAAACATTCGGTTTTTTAATTACCATATTACTCGTACCAATACCAAATAATTGAGATTCAATATCCCAAGGATTACTTGCTAATTGGTTAGGAGCAATACGGCCTTGTAATAATCCATCACCCGCAAAATGAGTAGTTACTGGATTACCATAATTATTTTGTTGAGATGTGAGATAATTACATAATCCAGTATTCGATTTTTGTTCTAAATTATAATCAGCTTCATTGTTTTTACTACGTGTAGATGCCATTTCTTGTATATACTAATATATATATTATATACAAGTAAAGACCTTATTTTTTGTATAATTTATCATATAACTGAATATATTCTATAGATTGTGTAAGATTTGTATCTGATGGATTATCAAAGAATAACCTTAACACTGGATGGAATAAGTCTAAATAATCATAACCAAATAAAATAGTAAGTCCAATATTCATATCTGTAGAAAACATGAATGAGGCTGCTTGAGTATATAAATTAATAAATTCATTCTTCGCATTTGTATGTTTGTAAACAAAATCCATCATCTTGTTAGCAGATTGACTATCATACATCATTTCATCTTGTGTGACATCATCTAAATCTAAGTTACTTGTGTCGGGAAAAAGGTGTGCGTCCATTAGAAAAACTTGACGGATACATTGACGATATTCTTTATCATTCGAATACTTAATATCTAAATGTAACGGATAAGAATATTTCATGGTTATATCATTCAATGAAATAGTCTCTAATACAATTTTACTACAAATACTATACAGATGGAAAGAATTCCCAGTCTAAATCTTGACATACTTTTTTCCATATCATATCTTGTTCTAATTGTTTCTCACGGTCTTTCATCATAGGTATGTATGGTAAGTATTGTGTTTGGTCTAATAATACGCATAATTGATATAATGTGTATGTGTAGTTGAAAAAATTGGTTCGATTAGCAGGACAATGGACGGCCCAAGGTTTTTGTATTTCAATAAACAATACACATAAAGTTTCATGTAATTCCTCATTCATAACGGGTGGTTTTATCCCGAACAACGAATTAATATATTGGATGTGTTCGAAATATTTGTTAAACCCTAATTTACGTAATAGTTCCCGCATTTTGTCATAATTAAGCAAAGACATATCAGTAATACGTTCTTTCTTAATCCGTGCTTTGATAGCATCAATAACCTCATCTGGTATTTGCGTAGTCTCTTTTGCTTGGAATTGTGATAAAATTTCTTTGAAATGATTCAAACGAATATATGCTGTATATGAAACTTCATTAGGAGGGTCTTTATTATTTGGTTTGGAATTATCAACTATATATGTTATGAATTTACCACAATTCGGATTATTACATATAAGAATACCTTCTTCGTCTTGAGGTATCATTTCACCTAAATTACAGGATTCACATGTATCAGATTCAATATAATAATCTTGTGTATTGGTAAATTCATTAGTAACGTTTCGCCAATATTGTTGAATATTTTTTTTTGAATGTGTATATTTGTTTGTAACTTCGTCAGATTTGTGTTCGTCTTGTTTTATTTTAAAAAAAGAGTTTAATGCGTTTTTAGAGTCAGCATTACATGTACTTGACGAAATTTGTTGTTTTTGTTCGAAATAATCAAACACAAAAGATGAATTATCTAGTAAATATCGTTTCTTTTCAGATTTTAGTTTTTTGATTTGTGCTCGAATATCTGTTATACTATCCTTAGTTGTCATGTATTCATCTATCTGAGTATCATTTAATGTGTGAATATATTTTTTTAATTCTTCTACCTCACTCTGAAGTTTTGGAATAGTTTCTGTCTCTATTTTATTGTAATGTTCTAATAATTCTGAATGTTTTTCATCGATAGTATGTATGGTTTTATTATGAGACGGTAGTTTTTTGTTATTTCCACCAGTCATTTTATTAGTATATCTAGTAGGTATACTTTATGTTATTTTCATGCGAACTTAAATATTCAAAGGTATACAATACGTAGAAAGAAGAATAACTAAATAGAGTACCTATAAACGGATCTGTTTTGTACTTGATAAACGGGAATTAAGTTTGTAATATTATTACTACGTCTAGTAGTATGGTCGACTAAAAGTGGTGGTTTTGAAAAATAACAATTTTTACAATGGGTTGAATACCATAATGTAATCAATACATATAATCCAATGACATAGTATATCATTTTTGCTGTGAATATTTGACGTAAAACAATATATCAAATATTCAATTTTTCTTTTTAGTTGGTATACACCACATACATGTTTTCATAGTTATAGTACAAGATTTGCATAATTGAGGTGCTAAATACAAATATCCAAATGGATTACATACATGATTCGGGTTACTATATCCATTTACAGTTTTTTTCTTACATTTTTTACATTTGTATCGTGCTGGAGATAATGGTATTTCTGTGTCATGTTGTTTATGATTGTTACATGTAAAACTATGTTCTAATAAAGTCATCTAATATACTATTAGATAATTTACAACAAATTCGTAAATAGTAAGATAATAAGGTATTTATAAACTGTATAATGGATACTACAATACTGGAAACATCGTTATTGGAATTACCTCAAAATATAAAAATAGATAAACCTATTTTTCAAAAGATGTTATTCATAATGAATGCTTTAGATAATGGATGGACTGTTAAAAAATCATTGGATTCTTATATCTTTACAAAAAAACATGAGAATCGACAAGAGATTTTCAAAGAAGACTATTTAGAGCAATTTCTGTTAACAAATAGTTCAACTGACACTGTATTAAGCAAGCCATAATAATTGGTATATTATGATGACGTTATATAGGTATAACGGTCTGTATTATGAAAGATACAAATATATTTAGGGTATTTTTATTAAATTACAATTCTATTTTAAAAGTTACAATTGTAATTTACAAATTATTTATAAACAACAAATTATCTTCATTACGCTAATAAAATACATTATTTTATTTTAGCAATATTACAATAAAAATAGATTAATGCGGTTTTTTCTGAAATTATTTTCTATATTAAGTATATAAATTCCATACAATGGCTGGAGGTTTAATGCAATTAGTCGCCTATGGCGCACAAGACGTGTTCCTTACCGGAACCCCCGAGATTACTTTCTGGAAGGTGTCCTACAGACGCCACACCAACTTCGCCATGGAGTCCATCGAGCAGACCTTCTCCGGTCAGGCCGATTTCGGACGCCGTGTGACCTGCACTATCAGCCGCAACGGTGATCTTGCTTACCGTACCTACCTTCAGGTGACTCTGCCTGAGATCAACAAGACCATGGGTGCCAACGACGCCTGTGCTGCTCGTTGGTTGGACTATGTTGGTGAGCAACTGGTCGCTCAGGTTGAGGTTGAGATTGGAGGTCAACGCATCGACCGCCAATACGGTGACTGGATGCACATCTGGAACCAACTGACTCTTTCCAAGGAGCAGGAGGCTGGTTACCGCAAGATGGTCGGCCACACCACCCAGCTGACTTACTTGACCGATGCTGGCTACGCCGATATTGCTGGTCCTTGTGCCGCTACCACCGCACCCAACCAGGTGTGTGCTCCCCGCAACGCCCTTCCCGAGACCACCCTTTACGTGCCTCTTCAATTCTGGTTTTGCCGCAACCCCGGACTTGCCCTTCCTTTGATTGCCCTTCAATACCACGAGGTCAAGATCAACATTGATTTCCGCCCCATTGGTGAGTGCCTGTTCGCTGTCTCTGGTACCGCTTCTGCCACCGCTGCTTACCAACAATCCCTTGTTGCTGCTTCTCTCTACGTTGATTATATCTTCCTTGATACCGATGAGCGCAGAAAGATGGCACAGAACCCCCATGAGTACCTCATCGAGCAGGTCCAATTCACTGGTGACGAGTCTGTTGGTTCTTCCTCCAACAAGATCAAGCTCAACTTCAACCACCCCTGCAAGGAGTTGATCTGGGTCGTCCAGCCTGATGCCAACGTTGACTACTGTGATTCTCTGGTCTCCACTAGCGAACTGTTCGCCGTCCACGGAGCCCAGCCTTTCAACTACACTGATGCCCTTGACTCCCTTCCTAACTCCATCGCCGCCTTCGGTGCTGTTGACCTGGCTGGTGGCTTGAGCGTCGCCGAGGCCGGTGCCTTCGTGCTTGCCGAGACTGCCCTTGACATGCACTGCTGGGGTGAGAACCCTGTCGTGACTGCTAAGCTTCAGCTTAACGGCCAGGACCGCTTCTCTGAGCGTGAGGGTTCCTACTTCGATACCGTCCAACCCTTCCAGCACCACACCCGTGCTCCTGATGCCGGTATCAACGTGTACTCCTTCGGTCTTCGCCCTGAGGAGCACCAACCCTCTGGTTCCTGCAACTTCTCCCGCATTGACAATGCCGTCCTTCAGCTCGTCCTTTCTGCCGGTGCCATCGGTTCCGCCAACACTGCCAAGGTCCGTGTCTATGCCGTGAACTACAACGTTCTCCGTGTCATGTCCGGGATGGCAGGTGTTGCGTACAGTAACTGATCAAATTGTCAGTTAATGCGTGACCTACAAAGTATTTTAATAAAAAGGGTTTTCCCACAAAAACAAAATAAAAATTATAAAACACAAAAAATAAATAAAAAATGTAAAATAGTTAATCAATTACCCTGTCGGTTTTTGAATCTCCATAAAATATAATAAAAAATATAATGTTTTTATTATACAAACTTAGACATATCAATAAAATAACTCAATGATTTCAACAGTTTTTTCAGTAGTATTATCTACCCAATATTGAATTTGTGTCAATAACGCTTTAATTCTTTCTTCCCATTCTACAATTTTAGTCTTAGATACTTGCATAACACCATAGCCGTTTACTTTCCAACAAGAACTTATTTTCTTGCCTTCTTTATCTACATAATTATCAGGGTTGAAACGGATAAACACTATTGGACGATGCCCTACATCTTGAGAAATTTCCATTAATCGTTTATTTTCACAGCTACAATCGTAAGTATCATGTTTATTTTCATCAACTTCAATAATTATAATATGAGTCCCCATATCTAATAATAAATCAGGTCGCCGGTTAGAACACCCATCAACTACTCTTTTATCGCATACCCAAGAAAACCCTGGAAATTTGTTTTTCACATGGTCTACTACATTGTTTTCTTTAGTTTTGAAATTTCGTGAAACATCTATATCAGGACATAAATGAATACAACATGGTAAACAATAACCATTATATTTTTTAATACCTCGTGTCTCACATAATGGAGATTTACATAATTGACTACCGTCACATATTTTACATCGTGCTTTCATTTTATCATGAACGCAAATCAAAGAACCTTTACATTCTATACAATGTTGTTTATTCCGTCTGTGTTCGCATATAGCCGCACCATCACATTCTACACAACGTCTTCGTCTTTTACCATGTCGACAAATTTGACTACCACCACAATCTATACAATCACCTTTTTTATTTCCGTGACTACATAGTTCATTTCCTCCACATTCAACACATCGTGATTTACGCATTTTATGGCTACATATACCAGCACCACCGCATTCTACACAATTATATCGTCTTCTATTATGAAGACATTTTGGTGATGGTCCGCCCATAATACTTTTTATATTATATACGTATATTCTTTTATATAGTTTTTTATAAAATAACTATATAATTCCTAAATATTCTCATTTTTAGCTTGAGCCAATTTTTCCTTCTTTTTAAGATATGCTGTGCGAGCCCATTTTTTCTTTTGTTCTGCGGTAGGTGTATAATTAGCCTTATAGTTAGTTTCTTCTTGATGCTTCTTGACACGTTCTTTGATAACTTCCTTATTATTTTGATAATACTCTTTCCTACTTTCTGGAGCCGTATATCGTTTCAAATGCTCCTTAGTAGCTTGTAACTCAGCTTCTAATTGAGCGACCTTATCTTCGAGCTCTTTGATGCGAAGGTCTTTATCCATTATTTTGTTTTACAATATTATATATAGAATAGCGTTTATATCTTTTATCAAAACATATTAGAATCATAGACCATCATTTTCGGAAGAGACAATAAAGTAAATTCCATTCGCTCTATCATAGGAATAATATCGAGAACACGTAAATATTCGTTATTTTTATTGTTTGAAATATAACTTAAAATGTCATATATGTTTGAGACTTCCACTTTATCGCCTTTATTATTTGTCAGCTCAATACCAACACGTATAATTATATTTTCTATCATTTTCCAAAAAAAGATAGGAGAACTTTTATCTGTAAAAAGACAATTTTCAAAATCCATTATGACACAAGTATGATTATTGGTTTCCGTTTCTATATTCAATTTATCAATTTGATAATTATTATGGGTTCGTGTAGTCCGTTTTATAAGTATATTGTCTAAGTGTAAATCATTATGTATAAATCCGGTTTTATGATATGCTACAACTAGAGAATAAATCGTTTGTATGAGTATGCTACGTAAAATATGGAAATTCGTATTAGTCCAAGAATGATTTTTGACGGACCCCTCATTAAAATACTTCATAATAAGGACATCTTTTTTGGTATTTTGTTCGGGAGTTCCTTGACAAATTTTGTCAGAAGAATTATCATCATAACATTCAAATATACATATAAACTTTATAAATCCAGAACAGTTCGTTTTATGTAAATGCTCTGAAATAGAATATTCTTTTCTTATTGTAGTATTCTCTCTTCCCATTTTTACTATTATATTCACTTTACTATGATTCTGTTCCAAATAAGCTAATAATACTCTACTATCCTCGTCTTTTTGTCTCTGTAATAATTTCACAATCTCTATTCTATTGGCAGTATCAATAGCATCACATTTTACATAATATTTTGAAGTGCTACTGGATATTGAGCTGCTCCTATTTTTATGTAAGAATACAGACATTATAGTATAAGTATAACCAACAAAATATTTCTATATTTGTGTTATATCAAAAAAAGTATATAATTAAATAACACTACAACTAATTATATTGATAGCACACAATGAATAATCAAATTTATGAGGATAATTATACCAACATAGTTGAACCGAAATATGGAAACAAACGAGATGTTGCGAAAGATGAAATACTTACAAATAATATAATGATACCTCATGACTACTCTATTAAAAAAACTGAACGAGTTGATATGACCTCATATGAAACCTATAGTATAGACCCAATTGGATGTAAAGATGCGGATGATGCGTTTTCAATATATACTAAAAACAATAGATTATATTTCGCAATCCATATTGCTGACCCAACTGAATACATAGATTTAAGTTCAAATTTATGGAAAGATATAGTATCGAGAACAACAACCAAATATCCATCAAATCGTGCCCCAATTCACATGATGCCGGACAAGGTGTTGGAATTATCCAGCTTACAAGGAACAATAGAAGGTACTACTAAAAATGCAATAACCGTATTAAGTGAAATTAATTCAACAACATATGAACCTATACATGAAATCAAATTATTATTTACAAGAGTGTTCGTAAAAAAAGAAAATGCTTATAGTTATAATGATGCTGCCCTTATATGTAATGACATAAAAGCGTTTTCTATAGGATTAAAAATAAGCGAAAGATTAAAAACAAGACGTTCGTTAAAAACAAAAGGAATCAAACTAAATGAAGTTTCCACCGCATATCCTATATATGAAGATAATCACGTATATTTATACGAAGATACAAAACAAGAGCGATTGATGAAACAAATGATTGCTGAATTTGCTATTTTTGCGAACTCTTTTGTAGGTGAATATTTAAAAATTAATTTAAATACAGGTATTTTTAGAACGTGTAATGCGAGCGAATGGTTACAAACTGTATATAATGAAATATCTGGCGAAGAATTGTTAAAGGAGATAATAACGAATGGTATCCGTGCCGACTATATGGCAAACATAGAATCACATGATTTGGTTGGGATGCCCGAATATTGTCATTTTACATCACCAATTCGCCGTTTATCCGATTGTGTATGTCATTATTTATTGAAATATATATATTTTAAAAATAAACAAAAAGATTACAATATACCCTTTTCCGAGCAAGAATTAGACCAATTAGCCAGAAAATGTATGAATGTAACACGTTTTGAGAAGAAAAATCAATATTTAGATATCAAATTTCGATTATTACAAGTGATGGCGAATATGATTTATGAAAGAAAAAAGATAACTATTGAATATTATATTACAGGTTATAGTGGTCTATTTTTGAATATTATTATTTGTAAAATAAACAAATATCACGTCCATATGTCATATACACTACGTGTTCATGATTATGCAAAAGATATTGAACCAAAAAAGAAAGATTTTATATGTATTACACATGTAAACTGCTTTACTGATTATGACGAAAACACAATACCAGAGTTAGACGCATATATCTTGAACTAAATATTGATTTCTGATATATCACAAATCAATTACTAAAACTATGTTTTACTATTTTTTCTCAATAGTATGTAAATGATTTCTAAGATAATAACAATATTAGCCGGTATAAGTTTGGTAGATTCCATAAATGTGTATAATTATTATGAACTAGCAGTCCAAAAGTGGTGTAGTACAGAATATATGATTCATGGGTTATGGCCCCAAATAAATAGTACCGCTTACCCTGAAAATTGTCTAGATGTAACATATGTTAAACCGACAGGTGCATTGTTAACCGACATGAATACTTATTGGCATAATTGCGATAATACATTATGGGAACATGAATGGAAAAAACACGGTTCATGTATGTATCAACAGAACAATATAGACGAAGATACATATTTCAATACAACAATCTCGTTATTTTTAGAGAACACAAAACTATTAGATAAATGTGTGGATGATGACTGTATAGTGGCTTGCTTTGATTTAGATTATAAATTAATAGATTGTGAATAATTAGGTAAATGCGTATATTTGTATCATATATTATGAAGTTGCATAATATATGAATATTTTCACCACTTTATTTATTGCTTTTAGGCGTGTAATATTTGATGGAATTGACGATGATGATGATTATGATGAAACAGATAACCTGGTAAATAACAATGATGATGACAACTATGAAGATTCTGATATAGAGAGCAGTAATTTTGTAGATTACAGTCGTGAATCTAAAAACGTATGAAAAATATATTAATATGTAAATCGTATAAACACAAAAATACACTATAAGTAAAGTACTAAATATGTATCGTTCTACCGCATTAAATACACAAAATAATCTATTATTGAGCAATTTGATGGATTTTTACAATCATAATGGAAATTTGGAAAATATGATGAAAATCATCAATGGTGAATCTGAAATATCCCTTCGAATTGTAGATTGGTTTGTAACAAATTTTGCTAAAAAATACTATACTGTTTATGAGTATACACAATCAATTGGGGGAAATGAAGTAGCAACTAGATTTAAAGTATATAATGATTATAAACTTAAATTAAAAGCATATTCGAAAAAAAGATTTGACCCATTCTGTAGATGGGATAGAATATCAATCCCTTATGATGAAAATCAAGTGATGGAAACTACGATCGGACAATTGAATTTTTTCAAGTGGGCGATTGAGAATAAAATTATAGATTACATCAAATCGAATTATGAATCGATTGAAAATGATATGAATAAACGTAATATAACTACAAAAAAACGTGCTACCATAGATAACAAAACGACAGATAAAATCGAAAATACAACAATGCCGATATCAAATTCAAAAACAAGAAAACGTCGTGAAGAATTATCCATTTCAGCATGTAAAACAATAAAAAAGGAGAATGTGAAGATTATAGTAAAATTCAATTAGTGGTTAATTGTGTAGTTGTGTAATATTTTGAATAAAATCTTTTATTTGCGATATCCATTGTATTCCAGGGTCATTCATGTTTGTCTTATCATATGACGCATCTTGGTTTGTTAAAAGATTTAATACTTTGGTTGAAATTGTGTTATTATTATAATTCCAACCCTCATATTTATTTAACCATTCATCATGATATTTTTTACATTTTTCAAGATAACTTAATTCAATACCACCTTCTCCATTTCTGGAACGTTTATGAATACGATTGAAGCATACATTAGCATCTGCATTAATATAAATATGTCCGGCCACCGTAAAATCTTTAGCATGTTCTGTTGACATCAAACTATATATTTTATAATCTAAATCAGTTATTAACCCATCATCATGTAACATTTTAGCAAAGATTTCCTTGTCAGCATCTACTGAACGTTCACATATTAAAATCTCACAATCTGGATTATTTTTAATAGTTTCGCGAATTAATGACAATCGCGTAGTTAACGCCATGACCTGAAATTGGAACGCATATTTAGAAGGTTCAGCATAAAATTTTTGTAATATCGTTTGTCCGTCATTATCTGTAATTGTTTCCCAAATATCTACCGGTTCTTTCACAAATATGATATTTTTGGCACCATTAAATTCTTTGTGTAATTCTTGAACGATAGTTGTTTTACCGGCTCCAATATTTCCCTCAATAGAAATAATCACAGGTTGGCACATTTTGGATGAGTGATTATAAATAATCTGGTTATTATTTTACCATACTAACGTATCTATGATAAAAATCAATTTTTCAAATACAAAAAAAATATGTAGTGAGTATATACAGAAATGGAGCCAATTCCTACAAATGAACCCAATGACGTAAAAATCGACGAAATCACCACTAAATCTAGTAAAAGAACATCTTTTATAGATGATTTAAAAGACATAAAAGAAACTGTCAGCGGACAAGATTTTCAGCAAAAAACCAGTTCATATATCACGTTTACTCTTGAAATGTATCGTGTATTGATGGGTACATTACTATTGTTATTCGTTCCTCAAAAATGCGGTAACGATTTATGCAGTATGACTCAGATAATCACGAAAACTGACCCTAACTATATTGGAAATATTTCTGTAAATATCATGACATTCTTAGCATTCTTTTTAATGTATGTTATTGAACTTCGCCGTGAGAATAAAATGATTTCTTATCTAGAAGTGAATAAAGAATTTCCATGTGATAATGATGCGGTTGGAGAGGCGTTACTGCTTTTACCTGAAGATAAAAGAAAGGTCGTATTAAATTTAGATGGTTCCTATCAAAAGGCTTGTTATATTGCTGCACTTTTCTATATTGGTAACTCTGTTTACAGTGGACTAACCATATATGAGAACTTCTATGATAGTAAAACCACCACTGTGTTTATCACCAACTTATTATTTTTATTGGGTAAACTAATCGATGTTTATGGATTAGCAAATACGGAAACGAACATCTTCTATTCTGCTTATTTGAAAGACAAAGTCCAATATAATTATGCTGACCCAGATAAGGTAAAAGAAGAAAATAGAGTTACTGAATTACCGGATGTTGCCGAACCTAAGGAATCCCCATAAGTTTATTATTTGTAATACGTAAATGCTGTAAATTTTCGTTAGGAATACAATCACCGTACATTTTTAAACGTGATAATATATATTGATAGTAATATACACCAAATGTTTGTAGTATAGGAAGGTTAAATAAACACATATCATGTTGTAAACGTACTTGTAATCTATTTTTGAAAAAGTAATTATTTAGCTGATAAATACATTCGTTGTATTCTAGTCTATAACGATTATCAAACGTCCAAATATAATCTACTAATACTTGTGGAAGTCGATTCATCCTATTCATCCTATTCTTCGTATTTATCCAATACATTCTATTCTTTCAAATTTATTATTACATCATGTCATAATAAATTCGTTCAATTTTTACAATATTGATACTGGTTTATAAAAAAGTATATCCAGATATTTACTTGTGGTAGGAAATTCATCATCTCCATAAACATCTTTTAATAATAACCATTCAAACATTCCACCCACATACAAGTATACATCAGAAAATCCCAATCCAGATAATTGTTTTGCTTTTTTTTCGATAGTATCGTCATTCGCATTTTTTCCGTATATTATAAATTTGGGGGAAAAATCATATCTATTCAAATATTCATTTATAATTTGTTCTTCAGAATGATCCGAAATAGTATTTTTTATCAAACATTGTTGCATATTAGACGGGAGCGTATTAATCAGTATACAATCTTTAGGTCTTGATATTACATGCTGTATATCTTCAAATGAAACTTTTTTATATGTTTTTTGGAAAAACCCATTAAACATTTATTTCTATGTTAGATGCACCGTAATTTCTATATTTTTTCCAGAAAATTGATTTAATTACTATGTACGTATTATAATCAAATTAATAAGGTACCAATCAAAATGGATCTATCTCAGCGTAAATTACTCAAGTCAGAATGGGAATCTATCGAACAGCCTGTTTCCCCTGAAGAAAAAAAGGTGTTACAGATGTTAAAAAATGGTTATCATGATAGGAATATTCACACAAACGACCATTTATCCCTGTTTTCATTCATAAAAATAGAACAAAATGAAAGTACCGAACTATTGTTATTTCAAAAATATTTTGAAACGGAATTAAAAAAAATCATTGCGATGTACGGCAAAAATAGTCAGGAACTAACTAGTATCGTATTTCCTGGTCCAGGAGGTAAGTTAAAATCTTTGAAAAGTATTGATAAACTTCGTATTCAAAATTTGGAATCAAAAATAAATGAAAATAAACCTGCTATATTTGAATATGTCTTGCTTGAATTGACTACTAATCTATTAAAACTTGTATACAAACAAAAACAAACATATTCATTATATCTCTATACTATTTTGCAATTAAAAAAAGCGACTATTACTGGATTAAACTCGCATTTTATGGATATAATTAATCAGATCATCACCTACGTGAACTCTTTTACAAGAACCAGTGAAATCATCACAAACGCATATGAGTTTATTGAAAAAAATCTATATCTCTTGAAGTATGAAGATAAAACGCTATTCACACATCAAATGCAAATATATGAAATATGTACTCCTCCAATTGAAATCGAAGATTCAAATGACAACAAATCTACATGCGACGACGAAGATTCAAGTGACAACAATTTTACACCTAAATTGATTTTGTATACTGCACCAACTGGTACTGGAAAGACACTAACGCCGATTGGACTTTCTGAAGAATATCGAATCATATTTGTATGTGTTGCACGTCATATTGGATTAGCGTTGGCTAAATCTGCTATTTCTATGGAAAAGAAAGTAGCGTTTGCGTTTGGATGTGAATCCGCAGCGGATGTCAGACTTCATTATTTCTCAGCTGTAGATTATACTCGAAATGCTCGTTCCGGTGGTATTGGTAAAGTGGATAATAGTGTAGGAACAAATGTTGAAATTATGATATGTGACGTACAATCATATATTACGGCAATGCATTACATGTTAGCATTCAATAAACCAAATAAAATCATTACTTTCTGGGATGAACCTACGATTACAATGGATTATGAAAATCACGAACTACATTCGGTCATTCATTCGAATTGGGTAAATAACAAGATACCTACATTGGTTTTGTCATGTGCTACGTTACCGACACGAGATGAATTATTACCAGTATTCCATGACTTTAGATCGAATTTTGAAAACGCAGAAATACATACTATTACCAGTTATGATTGCCGTAAATCTATTTCTATCCTTGACAAGTCAGGATATTGCGTTTTGCCACATTATTTATATGAGAACTATTCTGATATGATAAAATGTGCTCTTTATTGCGAATCAAATAAAACCCTTCTAAGATATTTTGATTTACGCGAAATCATCCGGTTTATTGAATATGTCAATTCACAAGAGATGGTAGATGATACCAATTTAAGTATTGATAATTATTTCACCGGTAATATCACAAATATTACTATGAATAAGTTGAAAGAATACTATTTGGATTTGCTTTTACAAATTGATAAATCTAACTGGAATAAGATATACAAATACTTGTATAATACACGAGCTATGAAGTTCAATCCATCCAAATCATCAACCATATTTAAAACTACTAGTGTTGAAAGTAGTCTTCAGAAAAAACCTGGTTCACAATTATCCAGGACAACTAGTGTATCTATGCCGGTTTCATCTAATACGCCAAAGGTAACCAGTTCATCCGGCATCTCTATTACTACATCTGACGCATATACATTAACCGACGGACCTACTATTTTCCTTGCTGATAATGTAGATAAAATTGGTACATTTTACATTCAACAAACGAATATACAAGCGTCTGTGTTTGAAAAAATTCTTTCAAGAATTACAAAGAATTCTGAATTAATTAAACAAATCGAATTTTTGGAAGGCGAAATATTATCAAAAGAAGTAAAACATAGCAATTATGATGATTCTAAAAATGTCAGAGAAAGTGGACGATTATGTAAAGAATCTCAACAATTTAATACTGAAATTAACAAATTAAGAAAAGAAATCAAACTGGTTACACTAGACCCTATGTATGTACCAAATACAAGAACACATCAATCCATTTGGGCTCCAGATGGAGAAATTCACGAAAACGCATTCGTTTCAAATATTGACGATATTACATCGAAAGAAATCATGTTGTTAAATATTAGTAATCATCTCAAGGTATTACTATTATTAGGCATAGGTATGTTTACCGAAAATCCAAACGTCCAATATATGGAAATTATGAAACGTCTAGCAGAAGAACAAAAGTTGTTTATTATCATCGCATCCAGTGATTATATTTATGGAACTAACTATCAGTTCTGTCATGGATTTATTGGAAAGGATTTAACCAATATGACCCCACAAAAAACATTACAAGCGATGGGACGTATTGGTAGAAATCATATTCAGCAAGATTATACTATTCGATTCCGTGATGATGAAATGATAGCAAGATTATTTCAAAAACCACTTGTAAATACTGAAGCGGTTAATATGTGTTCTCTGTTTGTTAGTGATTAGTAATATAGTTCACGTTCAACCTTCATTATGTATTGATCCGTATTATTTACTATCCGTTTTTCAATAACATGGAATTTGTCATTTTTATGAAATATTTCGAATGGAAAAAACAAGTCACATTTATACTCTTTATCAATGTAATTTAAATAAATATTTTTTATTTGTATATTTTCTTTTACAATACTTGAATACATCTTTTCACCACCAATTATCCACACTTCATCATATTTATTATTTGATATCACTTTATCTAAATTATCAATATATTCCATATTGTGACAATGGCTTGGTTCATCATGAAATATATTTCTAGACCATATTAATGAACGTCTTCCATGAAATGGCAAATATTGGTTACTCCATATATAATTATATGTATTGCCTCCCATTAATACCGCATTATTACCGTTTCCACGTGTTAATCGTTCAAACATATTAATATATAATGTTGAATTAATCCATGGTATATATCCACGACATCCAATACCTCCATTTTGGCATATTGAGGCAATTATATTAAACTTTGTCATAGAATTTTATTACAGAATATTTACAATATAGACAATATAGAAATTATTTTTAATATGTTATTATTATGAATAAATTCGGTATTATATATTTTTCATCTTATTGTAAAAAAATGGGATACACAAACCTCTACAATTATCACTATTTTTATCAAATTAATAAATATACATATAACAATAAAATGATTAATAGCACCTACATACATTGTAACGCACATTCTGACGTTAATACTATCTATAAAAATATTAAATATCCACCATATCAATATAAGTAATATATTTTTGGACGTGCATAATATTATTATACAATAGAATCCTTTTTTTTGTGTAAATCATAACGTATTTATTATGTAATTAATATTACATAACGTATTTGTTATGACAAATTTAGTAATATATTTGTAAACACATATATTGATAGTTATAACCCATAATTATATTATTTATTTAGGTTTATAATAATATGATAAATATATGCTAACGATTAAACTATTATAAATTTTTTATATCAATATAACTATTACGTTAAAACACTTTTATTTTTTTGGTCCATATATATATATTGACTATGTCAAGTGGTAGTACCATACAATATGTCCCTCCTACACCTGTAGAATATTCAAAATACACGAGTATTATGTTTATCGATTCAGTAGTTGAAGATATGCGGTTCAGTTCGTATTGCAATGATTCAACCTATCCCATTGTGTATAGTTACTCAATGAGCCGAGAAAGTATAAACCAGTTTATTTCAAATTTTATTAATCTTAAACGAATCGCATTTGCTTTCCATGGTACAATAAATACACTTGCTTATGAGCCACAAAATTTTATTAACAATGACGTGTTTTTTGACATAGATGAATCCTTAACCATTAAGAACACCGATAATTATTTATTTGTTAAGGGTTTAATCCAGCAACTTTCATTAACGAATATTGATTTTTTAGGTTGCGGTTTACTTTTAAATAATACATGGCGTTTATATTTCGAATCATTACAAACCGCTGGAAATACAATTATTGGAGCTTCTGATGATGATACCGGTAATATTAAATATGGAGGTGATTGGGTCATGGAAAATACATCAGAAGATGTCAAATCCGTTTATTTTAACGAAAATGTGGAGAACTATCAATATACATTACAGCGTATTATGAGTGCAAGAGGTTTTCTTGCCGTAAAAACAGATGGGTCTATTTACAGTTGGGGGCAAATAGGCAACACGCCGGCGGCTCTTCAGCAATCTGGTTCTAGAGATGATATTTCTTATTTTTATTATTCTACCTGGGTGTTCATAGCAGTAAAAACTAGTGGACCTGCTGTAACTTGGGGTGTAGCATCATACGGTGGTGATCCGTCTAGTGGAGGTCTTGCTAATCCTGCTGATATTAAAGATATTTCTAAGGTTGCAACAGGAGTTTACGCGTTTGCCGTGGTAAAAACAGATGGTTCCGTTATTTCATGGGGTAATAGTACAAACGGTGGCGATTCTAGCTCAGTACAAAGTCAATTGACAAACGTTGTAAATATTTATGCCAATAGCACTTCATTTGCTGCTTTAAAATCTGATGGAACAGTGGTTTCTTGGGGGTCGGGCACCGACAAAATTACTGATTCTCAATTAACCCAGATGACAAATGTTGTAAGTATGGTTGCTAATTCATATGCGTACGCAGCTTTAAGGTCAGATGGTTCAGTTGCTGGTGGTGGTGTTGGAAGTTTTGGCGGCGACGTACCAGCATCTCTTACCGGATCATCCGCTAACGTTACTGAGATAGTCAACACAATGGGTGCTTTTGCTGCTTTAAAATCTGATGGAACCGTTGTTGCTTGGGGTCGTTATGATTATGCTAGTACCGGTGTTCCATCATCTGTTACCGCAGCAGGTAGCAATATAGTCAAACTATATTCTAACAATTACTCGTTTGTTGCTATTAAATCAGATAGAACAGTTATTTATTGGAATAATATTGGTAGTCCGGGTCCTTCTTCCGGTACAACATTACCAACCAACGCAACTTTAATCACCGGGCATGATACGTTTGCTATTTTATATTCTGATGGCACAGTCACAGTATGGGGTAATACGTCATTCGGTGGCAATGCTAGCTCCGTACAATCTCAGTTAACGGGTGTTACAGACCTTGCTATGGGTTATACCGCTATAAGTGCTTTAAAATCAGATGGAACCGTTGTTTGTTGGGGGACGGTATCAGCTCCATCAAACGTTACTTCTGCGGGTAGCAATGTTACTAATATTTATACAAGTGGCGAATCATTTGCTGCTTTAAAATCTGATGGAAGTGTTGTAGTATGGGGTTCTAGTTGGCAATCTGGAAATAGTTTGACTTCACCTGTTAATGTAGCGTCTGTTTTAAGTAGTGATGTGGAAGAGATATTTCCAAGGGCGATAACACAGTTACCCGCATATCCAAGTGGACCAAGTGCACCAACTTTTGGTGATTTTACAATATCTGCGAAAAATTTCGGCGACGCACCATTTAATCTCACTGCACCATCATCTAATAGTTCAGGTGCGATTACTTATACTAGTAGTGATACAAGTGTAGCAACGGTGACATCTGGTGGAACGGTTACCATTGTCGGTGTGGGTAGTACAACTATTACTGCAAACCAGGCCGCTACGAATGATTACGCAACAGGAAGCGTATCAGCAACTCTTGTAGTATCAGCTACATCACCTACTATTGGCACATTAACCGTACCTGCGAAAACCGTTGCTGACGCACAGTTTAACTTGTCAGCACCTTCATCTAATAGTTCAGGAGCATTTACTTATACCAGTAGCAATTCTAGTGTAGCAACAGTCACATCTGGAGGAACTGTTACTATTGTCGGTGCGGGTAGTACAACTATCACAGCAACCCAAGCGGCTACCACTAATTACACATCTGGAAGCGTAACCTCAACGTTTGTAGTGTCACTTATAACACCTACTATTGGTACATTAACAGTACCTGCCAAAAACTTCGGAGACGCTCAATTTAATCTGTCCGCACCAACATCTAATAGTGGAGGTTCATTCACTTATACTAGTAGCAATACTAGCGTGGCGACAGTTACATCGGGTGGAACTGTTACTATTGTCGGTGGAGGTAGCACAACTATCACAGCAACACAAGCGGCTGCCAATGATTACACATCTGGAAGCGTAACCGCAACATTAGTTGTATCACCGATATCACCCACTATTGGTACGTTAACCGTGTCTGAGAAGTTTGTCGGAGACTCATCATTTGACCTATCTACGCCTTCTTCCAATAGTTCTGGTACATTTACTTATACTAGTAGCAATTCTAGTGTGGCAACAGTCACATCAGGAGGAACTGTTACTATTATAGGTGAAGGTAGCACAACTATCACAGCAACCCAAGCTGCTACGAATAATTATACCTCAGATAGTGTAACCGCAACACTTCAGGTATCAGCAGCACCCACACAAGAATCGACAATTGGAACATTCACTGTACCTGCTAAAAATTTCGGAGACGCACAGTTTAACCTAACCGCACCATCATCTAATAGCTCTGGAGTGTTTACCTATACAAGTAGTGATACCAGTGTTGCTACAGTTACATCTAGTGGAACTGTTACGATTGTCGGTGGAGGTAGCACAACTATTACTGCGACCCAAGCAACTACGGCTGATTATTTATCAGGAAATGTTTCTGCTACTCTTGTAGTATCACCCATATCACCTACTATTGGCACATTAACAATAGCTGAAAAGTTTGTCGGAGACCCATCGTTTGACCTATCTACCCCATCTTCTAATAGTTCTGGTACATTTACTTATACTAGTAGTAATGATAGTGTAGCAACAGTCACATCCGGAGGAACTATTACCATTATTGGTGAAGGTAATACAACAATCACCGCATCACAATCAGCTACCAATAATTATACTACCGGTAGTGTAACAGCAACATTAGTAGTATCCGCAGCACCTGCAGAACAATCAACTATTGGAACATTCACTGTACCTGCTAAAAATTTCGGAGACGAGCAATTTAATTTGACCGCACCATCCTCTAATAGCTCTGGAGTGTTTACTTATACAAGTAGTAATACCAGTGTTGCTACAGTTACATCTAGTGGAACTGTTACTATTATCGGTGCGGGTAGCACAACTATTACTGCGACCCAAGCTACTACTGCTAATTATTTATCCGGAAATGTTTCTGCTACTCTTGTAGTATCACCCATATCACCTACTATTGGTGAATTAACAGTACCTGAAAAGTTTTTCGGAAATGCTCCATTTAACCTAACTAACCCATCATCTGATAGTGATGGAAGTTTCACATATACTAGTAGCAATTCTATTGTAGCTACAGTAACATCTACTGGAACTGTTACCATAAATGGTGAAGGTAGCACAACTATAACAGCCACTCAATCAGCAACTACTAATTATACTTCAGGTAGTGTAACCGCATCATTTTTGGTATTACCTGCTCCCGCACTAGTACCCACTATTGGTACATTAGTAATAGCTCCCAAATTCGTTGGAGAAGCTCCATTTAACATTACCCCACCATCATCTAATAGTTCAGGTGAGTTTACTTTTACTAGTAGCAATACTAGTGTGGCAACGGTCACCTCAGGAGGTACTGTTACAATTGTGGGTGATGGTAGAACAATCATTATGGCTACTCAATTACCTGCGGATAATTATATTTCTGGTACAGTAACAGCTGCTTTTGATGTATATCCTATACCAGCAGCTCCCGTACAAGTTGAACTTCCCACCGAAGAGGTTGCCGAAATTGAAGCGGATGTACCAGATCTTGTTATTGAAGACCCAGCTGCCGAAGTCATTACTATGCCTACATTACCTACACCTACTTTATTAACATCTGGAACTGCTACTGAACGTGTTGCTAAAAGAGAAACCTTTTTCAAGGAATTTTTCAGCAAGAATTCAGCGAAGGTAGCTGGTAAAAAAATTAAGATGAATAAAGAAGCCTTACTTGGAACATCATCTCTCATAAGTAGAGAAGACTTACAAGTTGTAAAAGCAGCGAATACGGAAACTCCGGTTGATACGACGAATCTTGGAAGTGATGAAGGTATTTATGCGTTCATTGATGGGGTTGGTGACTTTATTGTATTACAAATGGGTGAAGGCAAAAAACTCAAAGTGGAGAAACGAAACGCAACTCAATACAACATCTACGAAGATTATGTCGATAGTAGCACTGATATCACTACTATTATGAATGTGGGTGAAACCGGTGAATACAATGGTTTTGGATACCAGATTGGCAGTTTTACGGGTCCAATTGACCCTAATTTATTACCTATCGCAATTTGTTTCCCATGCCAGACACCAGTAGTTACCGACCAAGGGGAGGTTCATATTGACAAATTAAAACCAAACGTCCATACAATCCAAGGAAAGCGTATTATTTCCATCTTAGAGACCGCACCT